CGTCACAAAGATCACGCCGCTCGCGCCGGCGCCGGCGGTCAATCCGCTCGAGAAATTTCTCCGGCGATGACGATCCCCGTCGGCGTCCTCTGGTGTCCGAATTCGGCCGGCTCGCGCGCGAACGGCTGGTGTTTCCCGCGCGCTGTCGAGAAACATCTCCGCGAATTGACGCAGGCGAAGCGCGTTGGGCAACTGTTTGGCGGCCGGGCGTCCTGGGGCATTCGGCTCGATATTGATCCGACAACGCGGCCGGACGTGCACGGCGATGCCTGGCTCCCGCCATTTCGGCGAGATGCCTTCGACGTGGTGATCCTCGATCCGCCGTACATCACAATCAATCAGCAGATGAAGCAACAATTGCTTCGCGCGGCCGGATTCGTCGCGCGTGAAAAGGTGATCTGGTTTCACACGACATGGATCGCCGGCGACGGCGCTTGTCGCCTTGAGCGCGGATGGCTCGTCCGCGTCGGCAATTCGTGTGCAGTCCGATGTATTCAAGTGTTCGCGAGCTCGCCAGATAAAACGCCGCCACGGCCGTACTTCACGCGCGGGCCGGCGGTCAAATACAACCGCTGGATCAATGGGCCGGGCCGTCTCCCGCTCGAGTAAGACGAAGGCGAGGCCGCCGACACGGCCGGCCGTTGATCCGGTCACGGCGTACGCGCGCGCCGTCGTCGCCGGCGAGCTCGTGGCCGGCCGGCTCGTCCGATTGGCGTGTCAACGGCATCTGACCGATTTGGATCACGCGCCGGCGAACGGGCTCGAGTGGCGGCCGGCGGAGGCCTGGCGCGTGTGTGATTTTTTCGCGGAGGTGCTCTGCCTGCCGGAAGTAACGGCCGCCGGCGACGCGCTCGAGGACGACCATCCCGATCCGGAGGCGGGCCGGCCGTTTCGGCTGCAACCGTGGCAGCAATTTATCAACGGTTCGCTCATGGGCTGGTACACGACGGCCGGCACGCGCCGGTTTCATGATGCGTACGTGGAGATCGGCAAGGGCAACGGGAAAACGCCGAACGGCGCCGGCCTGATGCTGTATCTGCTCGTGGCCGACGGCGAGCCGGGCGCGCAAGTCTTTTTCGCGGCCGTCTCGCGCGAACAGGCGCGCATTGCGTTTGCCGACGCGGAAAAAATGGTCCGGGCCTCGCCGGCCTTGCGATCGCTCGTCCAGCAAACCGTGAACAACCTCGCCGTGGTCGAAACGGGATCGTTTCTCCGCGCGATCTCGAGCGAAAAGCGAGGCCTCGACGGCAAGCGTGTGCACGGCGCGCTCCTCGACGAGGAGCACGAACACGCGACGCCGATCGTGGTGAGCAAGATGCGCCGCGGGACGAAAGGCCGGCGGAACGCGCTCGTCATGCGGACGACCAATAGCGGATTCGATCGGACGTCGATTTGCTGGCACGATCACGATTATTCCCGGCAAGTCCTCGAGGGCGCCATCGTCGATCCGACGTGGTTTGCCTATGTCTGCGGGATGGATCCCTGTCCGGCGTGCCTCGCCGCCGGCAAGGAATTTCCGAGTGACGACTGTCAGACGTGCGACGACTGGCGCACGGAGGGCGAGCACTGGCGCAAGGCGAACCCGAATCTCGGCGTCTCGCTGCCGTGGTCGTATCTGCGCGAGCTCGTGACGCAGGCGAAAGGGCGGCCGGAGGCCGTCTCCGATCTGCTCCGCTTCAATTTCTGCGTCTGGACGCAGGCGATCACGCGGGCCATTGCCCTCGCGCAATGGTTTGCCTGTCAAACGCCGCCGGCGGCCGCGGAGCTCGTCGGCGTGCCGGCGTATGGCGGCCTCGATCTCGGCATGACGGATGACTTTTCGGCCTGGGTGCGCGGCTGGATGCTCGACGACGGCCGGCTCGTGGTGAAGTGCCGGTTTTGGGTGCCGGAGGGCGCGCTCGAGAAATTCCCGTCCCGGCCGTATGACGAATTTCGACGCGCCGGCCTCGTGGTGACGCCCGGCCCGACGACGGACTACGAGACGATCGAGGCCGCGGTCGCCGCCGATTGCGAGGCCGACGGGATTCGGGAGGTCGCGTACGACAATCGCTTCGCGGAGCAAATGGCGCAACGCCTGGCCGGCCGCGGGATCACGATGGTGCACACGGGCCAGGGGTTCCAATTGAACGAGGCGATCCGGCGCAAACTCGAGCTCATTCAAACGGGCGTTTTGTGCCACGGCGGCGATCCGATCCTGGCGTGGATGGCCGGCAACTATGTCGTCCGGCACGGGCCACGGGGCGAGATGCGGCCGGCGAAAGAGCGCGCCGGGGATAAAATCGACGGCCAGGTCGCGCTCGACATGCTGATCGATCGGATTGTGCGCCGCCCGAAGGCGCCGCAATATCAAGTCCTGATTTACTGAGAGGCGCGTATGCGGATTCGACGACGGCCCGGCCGGCCGCGCCTGGCGCCCGGTGACACCTCGACGCATCTCACGCTGACGCTCCCGACGAAACACTACGACGCGCTCGCGCGCCAGGCCATCCGGGCCGCGGTCAGTGTCCCGGAGCTCGTCCGGCGCCGGCTGGAAAAAAACCGACAAACTCGACAATAGACCGCTCTCGGCCGATCCTCGTCGACACTCGTGGATCAGCTGTACGCACGGCTCGAGATCAAAGCGTTTGCCGGCCGGCGCTTTTCCGGCGTCGCCTCGACGCCGACGATCGATCGTGAGAATCAGATTGTCGATCTCGCCGGCGTCTCGTTTACCAATCCGGTTCCGCTGCTCTGGCGCCACGATCAGGCGCAACCGATCGGCCTGGCCTGGCTGACGAAAACCGACACGGCAATCACGTTTGACGCGGAGATCGCGGACGTCCTCGAGCCGGGCGCGCTCAAGGTCCGCACCGACGAGGCGCGGCAGAGTGTCGCCGCGAAAGTCGTCCGCGGCGTGTCGATCGGGTTTCGGATCCTCGAGCGCGCGGTCGAACGGCTCGCCAACGGCGTCCTCAAACTCGGCAAGGTGGAAATTTGCGAGCTCTCGCTCGTGACGATCCCGGCCAATGTGGACGCGACGATTCTCACGATCAAGGCCGCGGCCGGCCTGACCCTGCCCGGCGCCACGGGCGTCTCGATCACAGGTAGACCCATGACGACGAGTGAATCCCTGACCCAATGGGAAAACAAACGCGCGGCGACGGCCGGCCTGATGGCCTCGCTGATGACGAAAAGCAATGAAACCGGCGTCGCGCTCGAGGGCGACGAGGCGAGCAAGTACGACGAGTACGCCGCGGAGATCAAAGCGATCGACGCGCAACTCGAGCGGCTCCGGGAGCTCGAGCGGCTCGCCGTGAAAACCGCGACGGTCGTCCCAATGGCGACGCGCCCGGCCGGCGCGCCGCTCGTCCTGACGAGCAAACCAGCGATCGAACCGGGGATCCGCCTGGCGCGCGTCGCCTGTTGTCTGCTCCGCGCGAAGGGCGAACGGTACGCCGCGCTCGAGTTTGCCAAACAGTACAAAGACACGCCGGAGATCGAGCTCTATCTGAAGGCGGCGGTCGCGCCGGGCACGACGACCGATCCCACCTGGGCCGGGCCGCTCGTCCCCACGACGGTGATCACCAGCGAATTCATCGAGCTGCTCCGGCCGGCGACGGTGATCGGGCGCGTGCCCGGCCTCCGGACGGTACCCTTCAACGCGGCCGTGCCGATGCAGACCGGCGGCGGGACGTACAACTGGGTCGGCGAGGCAAAACCGAAGCCCGTCACGTCGGCGGCCTTCGGATCCGTCCGGCTCTATGTCTCGAAGGCGGCCGGGATCATCGTCCTGACGGACGAGCTCGCGCGCCTCTCCGTGCCGTCGGCGGAGGCCTTGATTCGGGACGAGATGATCAAGGGGATCGCGGGCTTCCTTGATCAACAGTTTCTCGATCCGGCCGTGGCCTATGTGGCCGGCGTGCATCCGGCCTCGATCACCAACGGCGTCACGCCGATTGCGGCGACGGCCGATCCCGTGGCCGACATTCACGCCTTACTGGCGGCCTTTGCGACGTCCAACATTCCGCTCTCGAGTGTCGTCGTCGTCATGTCACCGACCAATGCCCTGACGCTCTCCATGAAACGCAACGCCATGGGCGCGCCCGTGTTTCCGGGTCTGACGGTCGGCGGCGGGACGATCGAAGGCGGCCTCTCAGTGATCGTCTCGAGCGTGGTCGGGACGAATATCGTCGCGTTCGATCCGTCGTACATCCTCGTCGCGGACGAAGGCGGCGTCTCGATCGACGTGTCGCGCGAGGCCTCGTTGCAAATGGATTCGGCGCCGATGTCGCCGGCCGATGCGACCGTGGTCAATTTCTCGCTCTGGCAAAACAACTGTATCGGCCTCCGGGCGGAGCGGTACATCAACTGGAACCGGGCGACGACGGCCGCGGTCCACTTCATTTCGGGCACGGCGTACACGCCGTAAGGCACGCGTACGCGACGGCGCCGCGATCCGGGAAGGCGCTACTCCTGACGGATCGCGGCGCGCGTCTCGTCTTCGAGGACCATGGAACTCTTTGGCCGATCGATCGCCTTCCGCTCACCGATCCGCGTCACGCGGACGCCGACGGGGTTCGAACCGATCCGGCGCGGCCCGGGCGGCGGCGGCTGGCGGCCGGTGATCCGGGAACCCTATACGGGCGCCTGGCAGAACAACGACGCGCTCACGGTCGACAGTCCGCTGTCGAATCCGACGGCCTTTTCGTGCGTCACCCTGATTGCGACCGATCTCGGCAAGCTCGAGCTCCGGCTCGTCGAAGATGACGGCTCCGGCGTCTGGACGCCGACGACGAACCCGGCGTACTCACCACTCCTGCGCCGGCCGAATCGGTACCAGATTCCGCCGAAATTTCTCGAATTGTGGATGCTCTCCAAACTCACGAACGGCAACACGTACGCGCTGAAGGAGCGCGACGCGCGCGGCGTCGTCGCCGCGCTCTATCTGCTCGATCCGTCGAAGGTGTGGCCGCTGATTGCGAGTGATGGCGGCGTGTACTACGAGCTCGGCTCGGGCATGTGGCAAACGGGCGCGCCGGGCATCTTTCCCGGCCTCGAGATCCCGACGGATCTCGCCGGGCCGCGCGGCGGGTTCATTGTCCCGGCCCGCGAGATCATTCACGATCTCATGTATCCGCTCTTTCATCCGCTGATCGGCGTCTCGCCCATCTTCGCCGCGGCGGCGCCGGCGATTCAGGGGTTGACGATTCAGACGAGCTCGACGAGCTTTTTCGGCCAGGGCGCGAAACCGTCCGGGGTGCTCACCGCGCCCGGCGCGATTCCGCAAGCCACGGCCGATCGCATTAAAGACTTCTGGCAAACCGAATTTACCGGCGAGAAAGCCGGCCGGGTCGCCGTGCTTAGTGACGGGATGAAGTACGAGCAAGTCTCCGTCTCGGCTGTGGATGCCGATCTGATCAAGCAATTGCAGTGGACGACGGCCGAGATTTGCAAGTGTTATCACGTCCCGGTCAGTCTGATCGACACCTCGCAACAACCGCCGTACGGGAAACAGGAATATCTCTTCCGGCAGTACTACTCCCAGTGTTTGCAAACGCTGCTCGTCAATTTCGAGGGCGCGATGGACGACGGGCTCGAGCTCGCCGCCAATCTCGGCGTGGAGCTCGACATTGACGGCCTGATCTGGATGGATACGGAGACGCGGACGAAGGCCGCGGCCGATTCGATCGGCGCCGGCGCGCTCTCGCCGGATGAGGCGCGGTACAAGTACTTCGGCCTGGGCAAGGTGCCCGGCGGCGCCTCGCCGTACTTGCAACAGCAGTACTACTCGCTCGAGGCACTCGCGCAACGGGACGCGGAGAACCCGCTCGCCGCCCCGGCGCCGGCGCCCACGCCGCCCGACGCGCTCCTCGCGGCGTTTGTCTCGGCCTTGCAGACGAAGGCGGCCAGTTATGAGTCCTGACGAGGCCGCGGCGGCCGTCCTGCAGACGGTCAAAACGCTCCTCGCGCCGCTCGAGACGCGTCTGGCCGTCCTCGAGGCCGCCGGCCGCCCCTTGGAAACGCTCGCCGCCGATCTCGCCGGCGTCCGCGAACGCCTCGCGGCCGTGGAAGTGAAACCGCTCCTCGCCGGCCCGGCCGGCGCCGACGGGAAAGACGGCGCGCCCGGCCTCGACGGCAAAGACGGCGCGGACGGGCTCGGGTTTGACGAGCTCGCGCTCGAGCGGCGCGGCGATCGCGGCCTCGTCGTCGTCGCCAAACGGGCCGACGTGACACGGGAAATCGGCGCGATCGCCTTTCCCGTGCCGGTGTATCGCGGCGTCTACGCGCCCTCGTTCCGGTATACGCCTGGGGATCTGGTGACCTGGGGCGGATCGCTCTGGCATTGCGACCAGGCGACGAGCGCACGACCAGAAACGGCCGACGGCGCCGCGGCCTGGACGCTCATGGTCAAACGCGGCCGGGATGGCCGCGATCGGCGCGAGCCATGACGACGCCGACAATGCCGGCGCTCGTGTTCCCGATCGAGGGCGGCCTCGTGATCTCGAAGGCCGCGGCCACGTCGCATCTTCGGCTCGTCCTCTCGCCGGCGCAACCGGAGATCGAGGCCGATCTCGATCTGAAGATGGCGCAAGCCTCCGAAGCCATCCGGCGGTACCTCGATCGGTCGAACGATCCGGCGTGGGATGAGACGTCCGCGCCGGCCTGCGTGCAACAGGCGGCCTTGCTGCATCTCGGCTGCGCCTGGGATCATCGCGGCGACACGGGCGCGGCGCCCTCCGGGACGACGGGGCCGGCGCGCGACGCCTGGGCCGGGACGTGGGAGACGATCGGGTACGTGCTCCGACAACTCCGGGATTCGGCGATCGCCTGAGATGCGAACCTTGCCCCATCGCGCGCGGCCGGAGACGCCCGGCGATCCGATCCCGGACGGCGCCGGCGGCTGGTCGGATCAATGGGTCGCGCTCGATCCGCCCGTCTGGTGGTGTGCGATTGAAAACGCGAACGCGCGCAATATCGAACGCGGGATCGCCTCGACGGTGGAGGCCACGGCGACGCACGTCCTCAAGGGCGATTACCACCCGGGGATCACGTCGCTCTGCCGGATCTGGGTGCCGGACCTCGAGGATCCCACCGTCGAGCATCGGTATGACGTCCTCGGCGTGGAAATTCTCCACGCGGCCAGGCGGTACCTCGTGGTGACGGCGGCCGAATACATCGCCGAGTCCGATCCGCGCGGCCTGGGCGTCCGGGCCGCCGATCCGGCCTTCCCGGAGACGAGGCAGGTATGAGTGTCTCGTTCTCGTGGGAAGGGCTCTCGGCGTTTAGTGAAGGCCTCCGCAACCTCCCGAACGAGCTCGCGGACGAGGCCTCGAGCATCATCCGTCGGACGACGGAGGAGACGAAGGCGGAGCTCCTGGCCGGCTATCCCGTCGGGCCGGGCTATAAACCGTCGGCGACGCGAGGCACGCGGACGCGCGCCGGGTATGCCGGCGGCAATCTGCGGGCCGGCGTCTCGAGCAATGTGGCGCGCGGCGGCGCGTCGACGGTCGGGCATGTCTTTTCGCGCGCGCCGCACGCGCATTTCTGGGAGCTCGGCACGGTCGATCGGTTTACCACGCGCTGGCGGCCGGGATCGCATCGCGGCGTCATGCCGGCGCATCGATCGCAAAGTTTGCATGCGATCGCCGACCGCCGGCGGCCAGGGATGAATCAGGCGCTCGCCGATCTCGTCCGGCGCGCGGGGTTTTCGGTGTCCGGCAATGCCGAAGAATAGCG